TTCCTGCTACGGTTTCTGGAGGAAGCTCTCCATCCAATGTTGATGGCGGTAATGCTTCCAGTATTCCCGTAGTTGGTCTTACTTATGATGGAGGTTCAGCATGAGTGTAAAGATTCAGTTCCGTAGAGATACGGCAGCTAACTGGACTTCAGCCAATCCTGTCTTATCCGAAGGTGAGTTTGGTTATGAAACAGACACCAAAAAGTATAAGCTAGGTGATGGAACGACCGCATGGAATAGTTTGGCTTATTCTAACTTGAGATCGTTGGATGTTTCCACCGTAATTGATTTTGAAAATTCGGCAACACCAACGCCACCAAGTAGTAACCATTTAAATGTGTATGCTAAGTCTTTAGCTGGTAGAATGTTTTTGAGACAGCAAGGACCAAGTGGAATTGCCACTCCATTTCAACCCTCGTTCTTTCAGAATAATATTATTATAATTGCGCCCGGTGCTGCTACTACTTTAACAACTATAAGTGCTACCGTTACATCGGCTGGTACTATTTCTCATCCAACTGTTGTTGAAGCATATGGAAATATAGCAAATATAGTAACAGCAGCTTCAGCAAATGCCACGGCTGGAACAGGGACAGCAAGTACGCTGTTTCTGCGTGGCTCTGTTTCTAATGGTGCTAGTGGTTTCTTTTATTGCGCTAGGCTTGCATTCCCAGACGCAAACTATAATCAAACAGCAGCAACAACAGGAACTCGTATTTTTGTTGGTCTGACAAACCAGACAATGGCTACTAGTGTTGGTTCAGACAATCCAACAGGACATTTCTGTGGTTTCTTTAGACGCCATGTAAATGGTGCTGCTCAGGATACCAACTGGCAGTTTGCAACTAAAGACGGTACAACATTATCTTTGGCTGATACTGGTCTTGCGTTTACTGCTGGTAAGTTGTATGACTTCTATATTTTCTGTGCGCCTACAGGTAACACTGTTTACTGGCGTGTAGATAATGTATCAGATAACACAACAGCAGAAGGTTCAACATCCAACACCCTACCGGGCAATACTCAATTGATGCGAGCTGGCTATCAGCTGGCTACTATCAATGCAGTCGCCCGAAACACAATGATGCAGCGCATCTATGTAGAAACGGATAGATAATGGCAAAGAAAACATTCAAGTGCAACTGTGGCAAGACCACGACATGCACGGGCAAAGATGCCCAGAAAATGGTATACCCAAAGAAAGGAAAGAAATGAAGAAGCCAATGAAGAAGGCGGCTAAGAAGCCAGCCAAGAAGAAGATGGCGGCTAAGAAGCCAGCCAAGAAAATGTATTGATTTTAAACTCTAACGAAAGACACACACTATGAATGAAGAGACTCCCGATATGATGGAACAATCCTCCGAGACTCCAGCAGTATCACAGGAACAATCTCTTACATCGACAACAGAAACCGCTATTCTCGCCCGTGAGAAGGCAGCGTTTGATGCGTATGTAAGAAACCAAGGCATGACAGTTCCTGAGAATTTTAAGGATGCTGGTGCTTGGTTTGAAAGCCTCAAGAATGCCCAGAAGGAATATACCAAGTCACGGCAGGAAGTAGCGGATCTGAAGAAGAAGTATGAGCAAGCCCCCTCTACAGCAAACCCGGTCAAACAGGAGGCTATGCCAACGAAGGAAGAAATTCCTGTCGTACCAGAGGTACTGAAGATTCCAGAGAAGAAGGCAGAAGAGACACCCAAGGTTGAGCCACAGGTTGCAACCGAGGATGATTGGAAGCAGTGGACCGTTGAGTTCGCCACCAAGAACGATCTTTCTCCTGAGACTCTGGATACGATCAAGAAGAAGACTAACCTTCCTGAGTCGATCATCAATGAATATATGATCGGCCAGAAGGCAAAGCTTGAGATTGCTTATTCTAAAGCAGCTGATCTCATCGGTGGCAAGGATCAACTTGCCAAGATGTTTGATTGGGCTAGCAAGAATCTATCTCAAGCTGAACAGACTTCAATCAATCAGAACCTCGCTTCACCCGCTTGGGACATTGCGCTCTATGGCTTGCAAGCCAAGTATGCCAAGGCTACTGGTACAAGCAAGAAAGCAGAACCAAAGCAAACAGCAAGGGGTCAAGTACCCATTGCAAGCACTCAGCAGGGACTTGTCGCTTACCAAACAAAGCGAGAGTTCATGGCTGAGCGTAATAACCCCAAGTTCAACAATGATCCTAAGTTCCGCAATTATGTAGAACAGCGGATGATGCGAACTGACTTTACAAAACTACCCAAATAATCCGCACTTGAGACAGCGGATTGACTGAGAACAGCCTTTGGGCAAATCCCCCCGCGTGGTAATGGATGGCCCTTGGCTGGACTCACTCAAGCAAGTAGACTCCTTTAGGAACAATCGAACGATTGAGCTTTCTATTATAGTCTCAAACTTTTAGTCTACTTACATAAGGAAAATATAATGTCTAATTTACATGATTTAGCTGCTGGAGATTTGGTTTATCGTGATTCAGTATCAGCTGGCCCACTCGGTGGTGGCGCAGCTGGTTCAGGAACAAGCAAGCTTTGGCTCCCACTCTGGTCTGGCGAAGTAATCAACGCCTACGATCAGTACAACATGTTTGAGAACATGATCACCACCAAGACCCTAACTGGTGGTTTCTCATATGAGTTCCCAATCACTGGTACTGTTGCCCTAAACCCAGCTTGGAATGCTGGTGTCGAGCTTAACGGCGGCGATGCCGAGAGCAAGACCTTCAAGGTCAACCTAGATAGCCGTCCAATGGCAGCTCACTTTGAGACTGACAATGTTGACTTGCTCGTTACTCAGTGGGATTACCGCTCTGAGCTAGCTCGTCAGGCTGGTCTAACCCTTGCTAACACCCGTGATCGACAGATTGCTATGGCTCTTGCTGCTGCTTGCTCCGTTGCTCCAATCTCAAGCGATCCCCGTGGTTCTGACTTTACCACCAACGCTTTCCAAGTTCCCGGTGTAGTCGATGCGTCTGTTCTTGCCTCTGCTTGCACTGAGACTCAGGCTCTCAAGGTTCTTCAGGAAATTGAGAACTACCTTGTAGGTTGTCAGGAGAACGATATCACAATCGGTCAGGCTTACTGCGTAGTCACACCAAAGGTATTCCAAGTCATTCGTGCTCTTGGTATTCCACGCACAATGTCTAACAATATCAACTCATCAACCGCACCTCTATTTGGTGCTTCAGATGAATTTGGTGGCGTTGGTTCTCCACTTTCACAGGGTATGAACATGATGACTGATGCCCTTGATTACATGGGCGTTAAGATCGTCAAGTCAAACCACCTTCCAAAGAGTGACTTGAACGCAGCCGCTGCTGCCAGCAAGATCGGTGGAGCCAAGTACAACCTAAACGCAGCAACTACTGCCTTTACTACAGCTACTGGTCAGGGCTACACTGGTTTCAGCTTCTACGGAATCATCTTCCAAGCCGAGGCTATCGCTGGTCTATCTCTCATGGGCATGAAGGTTGACACCGTACAGGATGTTCGTCGTAACACTCAGTTCACCGTTGCTAGCATGATGAAGGGTACTGGTCTAATCCGCCCAGAAATGTGCAAGGCTATTATTTCTGGTGCTCCAGTAGACACCAGCAATGATCGTGCTTCACTCCGCGACCACCTCAACGGTAACGGCCTAACTGGTGGAACCGCAGCACACGGCAACCTCACCGCTGGCTTCAGCGCAGAGTACGCTAACATCTAATGATTGATTCACTCTCTACTTTCGGGTTTGTCTTTATGAACCGCGTCTGAAGAGGAGGTGATCATCTATCTACCCCCGGCCCCCTTAAGTGGGGGTCGGTGGGTTTTTCTCTAACAATAAGGAGGCTATATGGGCTTAATTACTAAGTTACAAGCTGTTAATCAGATGCTTTTGGCTTCAGGCGAAAACCTTGTAGCCGACCTAAACAATGATTCTGGTATTGACACCGGAATTGCTTTATCCATTCTAGATCAAGTTACCCTTGATTTTCAATTAAGAGGTCTTGCAAACAACCGTTTTGTCAAGAAATTTGACCCAGATACAAACGGAAATATTCTTCTTTCTTTTGCAGATAACGATGAAGACGGTCTTATTTCTGCTGAATTAGTTTCTATGCACCTGAATGCAGATAACTATCTTATTAAGGCAAGAATATTAGACGGCTCTCCACCAAGATTATGGAATATTACAGATGATACTGATATATGGGATTCATCAAAAGCCCCTTATTATCTGGAAATAACTATTAAACTTCCTTGGGAAAATCTTGATACACCAGTTCAGAGAGCAATCATGGCTACTGCTGTACGACAGTATCAAATTATTACCCAAGGTGATGAAGGTTCTGATGCATTCTTGGCATATCAGGAACAACTACATAATGCAAAAGGTAGGGCTGCTGATATGAATGATAAGAGAAAAAACATATTTGCATCCAATAGTATTCTACGAGATGCTACATTTAGAACAAGATATTTCAGTGATCCAAATAGATTCCGCTATTGGCATAGCAGAGGTATTTAATGGCTATACGAAGAAGAACACCCAGAGGTGGGCTTGTAACTACTAAGATTCCGGTCAATAACCTAAACTCAGTAGCAACAAGTGCCGCCAATAAAAGACAACCATATGAAGCCGAAGCTCTTGACAATGTTCTTGTCACTCTTGAGCGTGGTCTTGAAAAAAGACCCGGCTTTGAGGTAGTACCGCAGTATACAATTGCTGCTCTTAATGCATGGGATTTTAGCAATAACAATACAAAGTTTAATCTTTATACTTTACCGAATAATAGAGACTTGTTTTATTATTGGTATTCCATTAACAGTGAAAACACCTATTTGGTTGTTGTTGATTTTGATGCTACTGGTGCAGCTGAAAAACTCTTTTATGTTTATCAGCTTACTACAGACGGAGCATGGAAGGATCTAACGCCAGCAACCCAATGGGATACAAGCATAGCAGCAGGAAATGCCACAGTAACTGCATATGCTACTGCAAACAGCATAACATATTCACAAGCTGCAGCCCTTGGTGTCGTAAATGCAGATAGTAGAGCATACATAACATACGGCACTGGTACAAAGACAGCCAAGGAATCTCTCAAAGCTGTGTCTCTTGGTGCTAATGTAATGATTCTAAATACAAATGTATCTGCTGGCTTTAGTTCAGATACCGATGGTGTGCTGTACAATCTAAATGGAACAAAGACTTCTCCTGCAGTTACAGATATTGCTGGTCGTAAACTTACTTACTATACATCAGCTAAAGTAATGCGCGTAAAAGATGCTGGTGATGACTTACTAAATGCTACCGATGATGATGTTTTTCTTGGTTGGCGACCCGGAATAATAACTGGTAAAGCAGTAGGTGGTGCTCAATCTCATATAGATTTGGCAACTTCGGCTTCAAATGCAAATGATGCTTATAATGGAATGGTTTTGACAATTACTGGTGGAACTGGTGCTGGTCAATCTAAGACTATTTTAGATTATACTGGTTCAACTAGAAGAGCAACTTTTTCTACTAACTGGACAACACACCCAGATAATACTTCTACCTATTCAATTACTATTACAGGGGCTGATCACATTTCCGCAGATGATTATTTCTACTATCTAAGTGATAAAGCTTATTTAGGACAACGAGTTGATGATCTCTCGGAAATTAGATTGCCTCCAGAAAAAGATGATTGGTATAACTTAAACGAAAAAACAACGACAACTACAAATACTTTTGCTCCATACTTGAACACAACTAGTGGATACTATAGAGTTATTTCTTGGAATCCATCTGATGTTGTTAACTTTTATTATGACGCTAATAAAGCAATTTCAGAAACTTCTGGCACAGGAAAAACACTTGTTCCTCATACTGGAGGCAGACCCTATCTTCAAAAGGTAAGAACTCCAGATGAGCATTCCTATATTGATCCACGCAGAATGCCACAGAAACTAAAAGTAACTGTTGAAGATGGTTCTGTAACAAAATGGACAATGGAAAAAGTAAAATGGACTGCAAGAACTTCAGGAACAAAAGATTCAAATCCCGGTCCTAGTATCTTCAAGACCATTGATAAAAAAGATTTACGACATGTTCAGATTCATTCAATTGCTGTCTTTAAAGATAGATTGTGGTTTGCAGCTGATGATGTAGTATTCAGCTCTCAGATGGGTGAATACGAAAATCTCTTTTTGGATGATCCAACAAATATTGTAACTACAGATCCTGTTGATATTCGCGTATCTTCTAACAATTATGCTGAAATTACAAGCATGGTTCCCTTTGAAGATTACTTATTTATCGACACCAAAGCCAATTCGCAATTCCAGCTGGCTCCAGCAGATGGAACAGAGCTGTCTCCAACCAATGTTGCAGTAGCTCCAGTTACCTTCTACTCAACCGCACCTATCGCAGAACCTCAGTTAATTGGTTCTCGCTTATACTTCTTTGGTCCACAGAGATTGTATTTATTTGCTGGAAAGAATGCTATGGGTTATTCATCAGCTGTCGAAACATCTTCACCAGCTGCTGGATATCTGCCAGTTAACTATAGGGATATTTGCACAGCACCAGCACAAGACAGTATTCTAATGTTGAGCGGTGATTCGCCAACTGAAGTATATCTTTACACAAGCCGTTTTAGTGCTGAGCGTGTTATTCAGAGTTCGTTTTATAGATATCTTGTTGATGTGAACATGTTTGAGCTTAAAGCAATTCAAAGCTTTAATAACTATTTGTATGCTGTAGCTTACATAGCTAGTATTGGTAGTTATGTTTTACTTCGTTCAAAGATGCTTTCTGAAAGTAATGAAACACCTAGATTAGATGGTATGTTAAAGCTTAAGCTTAAAAGAGCTGATACATCTCCTTCTACAATTTATCCGAATGTTTCTTATGACTCGGCTACAGGAATAACAACCCTAAAAATACCAAATTTGGGCTATCCTACTTCTTTTAGTCCATCAGAAACATGTAGACTTGTTTTAGATTCTACTTGGGGTGCTCAAGCAGGAACTGTAATACAGCCAATTGCAAAAGGACCATCAGGCAATTATTTTGAAGTTGAGTTATTTGGTGATTATAGACCACCAGCAGATGGTTCTATTCGTTTTATTTATTTCGGAATTACCTATGAAATGAAAGTAACACTAAGTACATTGTTTGTTAGAGATGAAAACAATAACATAATTGATGG